CTACGAACTCTGATCTCTTTTTTATCATGAAACCCTTCATCTTTTCCGCCTTCCTGCTGGCCTCCCCTGCCCTTGCTCAGCAGGCTCCCCCTCCTGCAGTGACCTATGGCACGGCGCCAGGTAGCCAGCTTGTGGCCCCGGTCAACGTCAACGCACCGAGCCAGAACATCATCTATCCGGTTCAAGTGCCAGCAACAGCAGCGCCCGCCCCTCGCGGCTCTGCTCCTGTGCTTTCGATCTATGGTCAGCAAACCACGGGCGCTGGCCTAGGCGGTGGGCTTTACACATTTGGTGGGTCCGTTTCGATCCCGTTGCGGTGATCAAAAGCCTTAAGCTAGGCAAAAGCATTTAACACCCTTGTATTCATGGCAGCCGCTTGTATATTTCTATTGCATTTTGTAGACAAGGATGGCTCAGAAGTGCAAGTGTATACAGCTCAGTTTAAAAGCGTCAAAGACCTAAAGCAAGGCTTTTCAAGTAAATATCCTGACTGCAAAATAATCACCTTCAAAAATGTCACCTACCGCTTCTTTCCAAGATGAAAACTTACAGCGATTTAAATGTTTACGAGGCATCTCAAGACCGCCTTAAGTTTATTTTTGACAACTTTGAAAGAGTTTATGTTTCTTTTTCTGGCGGCAAAGACTCAGGGGTTTTGCTAAATCTTGTGATAGACTATGTGAGAAAAAATAACTTAGCCAAAAAAATTGGTGTTCAGATCATGGATAACGAAGCAAACTATAATCTCAGCCAAGAGTTTATGCATCGCATAGTTCAAGGCAATCTAGACATTCTTGATGTGTATTGGTGCTGTCTTCCAATAACACTTCCTTGCACTGTTTCATCATATGAGATTGATTGGCAGTGTTGGGGAAACCAGGATCAGCACAGATGGATTCATCCGATGCCGACAGATCCGTATATTGTGAATTTTAATAATCACCCGTTTGGTGAGTTGTTTGTTGAAAACATGGATTACGCGAGCTTTTGGGACATGTTCGCAGAATGGTACAGCCAAGGAGTTAGTTGTGCAAATTTAATAGGAATTAGAACCGTTGAATCTTTGAACAGATTTCGGGCCATCATAAATCAGAACAAAGAAACAAAAAATGGGATGATGTGGACCAAAAGGAACACTGATCACACTTTTAACTGTTATCCCATTTACGACTGGAGAACAGAAGACATATGGACTGCTAACGCTAAATTCGGATGGGACTACAACAAACTCTACGATGTCTTTTATATGGCTGGCGTTCCTATTAAGAAAATGAGGGTGGCCTCTCCCTTTATGTCTGAATCAAAGTCCAGCTTGGCTATGTACAGGGTTATTGATCCACAGATATGGGCAAGGCTGTGCGCAAGAGTTGGCGGCGCTAACTTTATGGCAACATATGGGAAACAGTTGGACTACAAGTCTTTTCGTCTTCCAGAAGGGCATACCTGGAAGTCTTTTGTCAAGTTTTTACTTGCAACACTGCCCGATCAATCAAGTGTAAATTTTAAGCAGCGCTTCATTCAGTCCATCCGTTACTGGGGACGAGTGGGGCGCGGTCTACCTGATGAAATCATTAATGCTCTTAAGAACTTAGGCATCAGGTTTCGTATCAACGGAAGAACAAATCACGGTGGCAACAATCTGAAACGAGTGGTGATCAAGGTTCCGCCTGACCACTTAGATGAATTGCCATGCCATAACAGCATGGTTACTTCTTGGAAGCGTTTTGCCATAACCGTTCTGAAAAACGATCACACTTGCAAGTACCTAGGCCTGGCCCCTACCCAAGAGCAACAGCGTCGGCAGCGAAGCATTCAACGTAAGTACTCCCAAGTCCTAAAACCTTCACTCTCAAAATGAAAGTCTTTTCAACAACAGCTCTGCCTTCCGATCGGGTTGTTCAATGCCCAAAAGGTGGATTTACCTCTCATCGCCTAATCACTGATAGCGATGGGATGGGTTACAGCATGACCAAAACGATTGTTCATCCTGGCAAGCCACACCGCTGGCATTATCAGCATCACCTAGAAACCTGTTATTGCGTGAGCGGAAAAGGTCTCTTAATAAATGAAAAAACACAAGAAATCCACTCTGTAACGGCAGATGTAACCTATGTCCTAGACAACCATGATCCACATACATTTGAAGCGCTTGAGGAAACCGTACTTATTTGTGTCTTTAATCCCCCTCTCCTCGGTGATGAAATCCATGATGAAAACGATAGTTATCCCTGGAGGTCTCCTGTCTACTCGGTGAGAAGTATCCCCATTGAAAAGGTCACCGCAAATGATTACAACCCAAATAGCGTAGCTCCGCCTGAAATGCAGCTTTTAGAAACATCTATTTGGGAAGATGGATACACTCAGCCAGTGGTTGTAGTCCATGACAAAGAAAAAGACATGTATGTTGTTATAGATGGTTTTCATAGATTCTTAACCCTCAAGAATAGCGAGCGAATTAGGCAACGGGAGAATGGGCGCCTTCCGGTTGTTGTTCTGAACAAAGAATTGCATGATCGAATGGCGTCAACCATCCGACACAACAGAGCCAGGGGTTCTCACAATATCGAATTGATGAGCGTTATAGTCTCGGAGCTAGTCGAAATGGGCAAGGGAGATGCTTGGATCTGTAAGCATATTGGAATGAGTCCAGACGAGCTTTTGCGCCTAAAACAGATAACCGGCCTTGCTTCATTGTTTCTTGGCAAAGAGTTTAGCAGGTCTTGGGATGTAGAAAAGATAGATGAAACACAGCTTGAGGAAGAAGACGATGAAATTTGAAAGAGTATGGGTTCCAATCAGTTTATGGGAAGAACTAGATCACAACATGTGGGGAAGCGCTGTCAATAGAAAAGATATGGCACGAAAAGCTTTGATATTTACAGCAAATCACCGCTTGTACGGTAAATACATGAGACGAGTAACAAACGAGTGGCCTAATAGTTGCGTTAATGCCTTAACGGACTATAATTTAAATAGAAAAGCATGGATTGGCCAAGCTGCATGTGCTTTAGCTCTGAAGTGTCCAGAGGACATAACCAGACAAGCTTGGGGCTTGCTGACCAATGAGCAGCGGACATTGGCGAACAATGAAGCGGACAGAGCCATTCAAGCCTGGGAAATGCGCTACAGAAAGAGTTTGGGAATATCAGCAGCTTTGGAAAAAAAGATGCTACACAGAAGGCATACCAGAAGAAGTCCCAGCAAAAGTTATGCAAAGCGGACGAGCGCCTTCATGGAAGGCAGTGGCAATCTCTTTACTGCAAAATGACCTACACTTATATCAACTTGGTTTTGCCAAGCCCTGTTATGAACGCCAGCAAAAGATTATTCATTTGGGGCAAATTGCGACACATGGAAGTTTTCTTCAAGATACGCAGCTTTCGTTGCTGGATTCTTTTGAAGACAACAGACTTTGAGTTTCCACCCGTGCCCCTGTCCAGATAGCATGACTGATCTCAACATCCCCAACAGAGACGAGCAACACGGCGGCATGGAAGCCGTGGGGCTCTTGGCACAGAATATGAAAGGCGCCTTGCGTGCTGGTGCTAACTGGCACCGGCTTACGCCAGGTGAGCGCGAAACTCTCGACATGATCGCCCACAAGATCGCTCGCATCCTAAGCGGTGCTGATCCACACGATTCTGAACACTGGGAAGATGTAGCGGGTTATGCACATGCTGCGATGAGAGGGCGAGAGAATTACAAACATGAGTGATATCCTTAAATTTCCCTGCTTAGACAATGCTTTCAATGGCCGCCGTCTGTATATTTTTGCTTCACTATGTAGACAAAAATGGCGCAGAAGTGAGAATATATACAGCTCAATTCAAAAACACTAAAGAACTAAAGCAGGGTTTTCCAGATAAATATCCAGGCTCCACAATCATCACCTTTGAAAATGTTACTCATCGCTTTTTTCCAAAATGAAAGCCTACAACAACTTGAATGTTTACGAGGCATCCCAAGAGCGTCTTAAGTTTGTATTTGAGAATTTTGAAAGGGTTTATGTTTCCTTTTCTGGAGGCAAAGACTCAGGCGTTTTACTCAACCTTGTGATTGACTATGTGAGGAAGAATAATTTAGCTAGAAAGGTCGGTGTTCAAATCATGGACAACGAAGCAAACTATAATCTCAGCCAAGAATTTATGCATCGCATAATCCAGAGCAACCTAGACATTCTCGATGTGTATTGGTGCTGCCTTCCAATAACACTTCCTTGCACTGTTTCATCATATGAGATTGACTGGCAGTGTTGGGG